ATAAATGCAGCATATGCTTCAACTGGATCAATTCCTTTTTTTCTTAGAGATTCTGGCGATCCCATTTCTGCTATTGCCAATGCGTAGAAATGTTTCTTTTGACTATCAGATAATGATCCACCACTTCTATTAAGTCTTTGATTGGCGAGTGTAGATGAAAATTGATTGTTTCCATTTATTGCTCTAGCAAACCCTAAAGATTCTGGCGATCCCTGACCACTTCTTCCACCAGTCATTTTTTCTAAAGATTCTAGAATAGTATTTTCGTCGGCAACTTTTGATTTTTTTGGTGCTGGTGCTGTGGTAGTAGGTGGAATACCCGAAACAGAAGGTGCAGCTTCTGCACCAGTAATTTTTCCTGCACCACTTGGCATTCCACCGCCGCCACCGCCGGCACCTCTAGTACCACCAGAAACAGCACGTCCTATATCTGGTAATGCTTGTTGATAATATCTGGGAAACAACTGTGCTAATTGAGTTGGTGTTAGACTTTCAAAATAACTTGCACCACCTTGTCTGAAAAAATTAACTCTGTCTTGTATAGATAAACGCATTAATTGTTTAAAATCTACAGTCAAGTTATTTGGATCTAGTGTTTTTCTGGCCATGCTACTTTCTTTTTATGTTATTTTGTGCTTTTATCTGTGCTGCTTGATCACGCATCAAATCTTCCTGATGTTTGATATATTCTTTCAACATATCAATATAGATGAATTTTTCCCAAGGCATCATTGCTTCAATTTCAGTCACACTATACTTGTGGTGTTGCATTAACGAAAAATTAGTCTGGAAATAATTCATCAGTGTATCGTAACCAAGCATTAGACGAAAAAACTTGTAAAGTCCGAGTATCTTAATTGATGTTCAAATCCACATTTGTCACATGTTGCAGTGCTTTTTATTTCAAATGATGGAAAATTATTAATAAAGTATTCTAATTTTGAGTATTGTTCTTTTGTCAAATTCTCAACAAAATCTACAATTTCTTCTTTGGTTAAATCTTTTGTGGTATGTACTGTATCACCATCAATAACCTGATCTATTGAACCAGCAATGATATTGATCTGTTTGTTTATAATAGAATCATTATCCAGAATCATTTTCATTGTGGTATAGTTTGGATATTTCATCTTGATCTTTATCTTGCCCAAATCAATCAGAGGTTTTATACTATCATCTTTGACAATATCACAATTTGATATATCAATCTTTGCAGGAAATACTTTACCACAAAAGTTATCATTGACAACATTATTGCAAGTGAATTTAATTTCAATAGATTCACCTACAGATTTAGCCCTTAATGCGATGAACAAATAATCAACATCAAAGAATGGTAATGTCTCAATATTGACATCCGAATCAATTAAGCAATTATTAATAACTTGCTTTGTTGTGTTAATGATTTCAATATCATCTTGTGATTCAATAGCCATCAGAAGAAGTTTTTCTTCTTTGACCAGAAACGGTCTTATTTTAACAATTTTGCCGGTCGAAGGTAATTTTACCTCATATAACGGCAAGTCAATTTTAGGTAATGCCATTGTATATCATCCTTTATCTACTATTTGGATTGCCTCCTGGAGAACCAGGTCTAGCTGAAATAAGTTCAAATGATTTGGGTTCAGGTTCCCATCCTTTTCTTGTCCAATGTGTATATGTGAAAGACACAACAAGTCTTTGGAACTGTGCATCACCCCATGTCATAGGTTGAGGATTCAAAAGAATAGGATATGCATTATGTATTGTTGTTGCATATGTTGCGATAGGTGCATTATCATCTTCATTTTCTGAATAATCTGCAAACTGATATATCGTGATTTCTGATCTGTATTCATCACGATAGTTAAAATCAAAACTGTTTACAGGATTTATATGATACATCCAATCATCAAAAAATTGTCTTTCTAAAGAATCTGATCTACAAAGAAAAGTAAGATTCATATCTTCATAAGTTGTCTGAAAAGGTAGTTTATGATTTGGTCCATAATATCTAATATCAATATTCATAAAACCACGACCTGGCAATTCAGCGATTTCACACAAGTATGTAAAATCATTACAAAATGCTGCATATCCTTGTGTTTGTAATAAATTAGGAGTAGAAATTCTTACTGCAAATCTACATGTTTTGACTAGACTGCCATAGTTATCTGATATGGCTCTAAAGTCATTCATAGTTAAATTTTGTGGTGGATTATCTATACTGAAAGATGACATATTATGCCTTTGTTATGAATACTTGAACTGGTAGTTGAGCAACATTTTCCCATTCTGTTGCATTTATCTCTATAAAATCACTTCTAACATGACTCATTAAATATCTTTTGATGCATGGTGTAACAGAACCCAATAATTTTGTCCTTGAAAGTAACTGATATGAAATTCGTAGTTTTGTATTTTCATCAAATCTTTTGTTTGATGAAATTTCTTTAAGTTCATCCAGAACTGATGATCTCATATCAGAACTTAAATAATGAAGATTAAGGCCTAAGAATCCGTCAGAATATCTCTCAATAGGAAACACAAGAGGAAACCTATCATATATTGGAAGTTTCATCTTATGTTTTGGATCGTACTCAAAGAAAAACATCTTGCCTATAACAGTAGATGCTCTAGCCCTATCTGCTTTAGCAAGAAGATTTCTTCTATATCCAGCAGCACTTCTGGCCTTATTGAGCCACCAGTCAACTGCTTCTTTTTCTTTTTGTTGTTTATTTGCCATACTCTTATTTATTCGCTAAACCTAATTCTTTTTCTGTAATTAAACGAAATTCCCAACCACGATCTTGACAATATTCTTGAGCATATTTCCATTTGGCTTGATTGACCCCCCATGTCATAACCTCAGTAATATACTTTTGTGTTTTTTTCTTAGATGGTTTAGGTTCTTTAGTTTGTACTGCTGGTTTGACTTCAAACATAACAGTAACAATGTGACCTTCTGGTCGTTTCATCTTGGCTATGAAGTCCGGAAAATATCTATGATATCTATTGTCTACTGGAGATATGTAAGGGACAAAAACTTCTTCGGATGACCATTCAATAACATTAATGTTTTCATCAAGCCATTTCATCACCCGTCTTTCCCATGATGACCGATAGATGATGTTATCTGCATTGCCTTTATATTTACTAGGATTCTTAGGTTTGAAAAAACCCTTATAAGTTTTGGTAAATGTCATATAAATATCTCTTGAATAATAAAATTAAGGATAACAATGGCAGTTAATGATTCATCCCAACAACAAAATACTCCTTCAGAACCAATTGATCTTGGTCAAAGTGAATACGATTTTCAGTATTTAGTGTTTCCTAACGATTTGGGTAAAGAAGATAATGGTCATTATATGATCATCAATATTAATGTGCCTATTAGAAATACTGAAGTTACAGCAGCAGGAAGATATACTGGTATACAAGGTTTTGGTAAATTATTGCCAAATGAGTTATCTAAGGTTGACCAATTAAGATTTCCCGGTAATTTGAATCCCGGATGGACTGCTGGTATAGGTGGAGGAGATAATGGTGACCGATCAGCATTATCAATTCCAAGAAGAACACGAAGAATAACAAAATCAATTGCACTACATATGCCAACACCTCTAGTTTATAATACACATAATGCTTATGAAGAAATATCATTATCCGCTCTTGCTGGAAAATTGGGCACAGCAGGACTTGCCGCTTTATTTTCTGCTGGAGGTGCTGCTTTTGCTAATGTATCAAAAGCGATTGGTGCTAGTCAAGCAGTTAGAACAATTGCTGAAGCAGGTGGAAAAATAGTTTCACTAGGATCAAAAATTCTTCAATCTCCAATAAATCCTGCTGTTGAGATATTGTTTGCTAACACACTTGTCAGACAGTTTACACTTGAAGTTATGATGGCACCAAGAAATGAACAAGAATCAATCAATATGCACAATATCATCAAGACAATGAGATTTCACGGTGCTCCAGAAATTTCTGATGCACTATTAAATGGACTATTTTGGATTCCACCAGCAGAATTTGATATCACATTCTTCAATAAGGGTGTTGAGAATATGAACATTCTTCGCATTAATACTTGTGTTCTAGAAAGAATTGAAATTGACTATGCTCCAACTGGTGTTTATTCAACATTCAGAAATGGTCATCCAGTAGCAGCAAGAATGTCAATGGGATTCCGAGAACTAGAACCAATCCACAAAAAACGTGTACTTCAAGGATTTTAAATGTCAAAGTATTTTGATAAGATACCAAAGATACTATATGATATAGATGGTAAGCAATTAACCACATATCAAAATGTGACCAATGTATTTTTTCGTGTTAGAATAATCAGAAATGTACTAGAAAACATATCAGCATATTATGATTATCTAGTAAAAGACGATGATACTCCAGAAATTCTTGCAGAAAAAGTTTATGGTGATCCTGAAGCACATTGGATTGTTTTGATGGCAAATCAGATAGTTGATGCTCAATATGATTGGCCACTTAATAGTGATGACTTCAATAAATACATAATAAACAAATATGGTTCAATACAAAATTCTAAAACAACAATACATCATTATGAGAAAGTTATCACAAGACAAAACTCTATAGCTGGAAGTATTACTGAAACCAGATTTGTAGTAAATCAAGATCAATTGACAGTAAATGACATGACTGTTCCCTACGATACATATAATAGTTTACCAGAAACACAAGAAGTTGATGAGTATAATTTAGGTGATCAAGAAACTGTTGAACAGATCATAAGAAGAGATGCAATCAGTTGCTATGATTATGAAGATCAGATTAATGAAAATAGACGTGCTATCAAGATAATAAAACCCGAATATTATGCTCAAATTATTCGTGAGTTTGATACACTTACTAAAATAAAAGATAGAGTTCCATACCTTAGAAGATTATCATAATGGATGAAAGTATAGATATTTTAACCAATTTTGATGTTGGTTTTTCTAATATAAGCGATTCTCTGACAAAACAGATAACAGTTCAAGAGATTATGCTTGGAGAAAGTTTGCTTACTCCAGGTCTTCAAACATCTGTTCTTGTACATAGTTCAATTAACGAATTGCCAGTAAAAAATCTTGATGAGTTCAAAGACACAGAGATGTCTATTGATATTGAAAAATCTCTTCTAACTAAATTTGGTATTGAGCCAAGAATGTTCGTTCGGCAAACAACATATAGACTTGATAATCGTAAACTAATAAACAACAACACCGAAGAATTCTATATTCATGCTTGTGATCAGACATTATTGGATAATGCTGCAACTCTGGTCAGTAAATTATGGAAATGTACTAGACCTTCGGTTGTTGTTAGAGATGTGCTATCAACTTGTGCTGGTGCAAAATCATTAGACATTGAAGATGCTGATCCAGCCAGAGACTATATTGCTGAAAACATTCGTCCATTTCAGGTTGTAGCACAACAAGCCAATGTGGCTCTTGCAGCAGGTAATGATCCATCATTTCTTCATTATATGACATATGAAAATTTTGGTACACATAAATTTAGATCATTATATAGTTTGACTCAACAACCAGCAGTTGCAGAATATATTTTTCAAGAAACTGGTTCAATGTCAGGTCATGCATTTCCATATTCTATTTTGACACATAATTTTCCATGTGATTTTGATCTTCTATCAGATGTATTGAATGGTGTTGGATATGACGGTAAAAATCTGAATTCATTATTCACATTCAATCCAATTATGGCAATGTTTAATAAATTTGGTAGCAATACATTTGGTTGTGGTATTGGTAGTGGATTACCTAAGATGAGTATGTCAAATCAAGGATCAGCAGAACAACAAAATGCATGTCCAGATTATGCTCATTTATATGTTCATAAAAGACAAGCAAGAATGGGATTATTAGAACAAGATAAGATTGCTTTGAGACTAATGGTACCATGGGTTCCATTTTTGAATGCTGGTAAAATTATCAGACTTTCTATACCAAACAAAGCAGATGAAACAGGAACAACATTAAATTATGGTTCAGGTGATTATTTAATAGTAAGTTTAAAACATCATATCAAGAGAGGACAACCATCAACAATCACGATGGATTGTGTCTCAAGAACAGTTGGAGCGGGAGTAGTATAAACTATGTATGTAACAGACGGTAAAAAAGATCCTATCATAATTGCTGGTGGTAATTATAGTGATCCTGATCAAATGCAATTATCATTAGTCAAAGCATATAAACCACTTAAGTATGGAGATTCAGTATCCAAAGAAGATTTAGGATTCATAAACACACAAAGACCACCTGATCATGCCAGTCAGTGTCAATTCAATCCTCCCCCTGAAGACGGAACTGTTTGTTTTACTAACGGAAATTTAGGAGGACATACATCATTAGATGTTGGTGAGATGCCACAACAAATGCCTGGATTTGGTAATGTTGCTGGGAATGATGGTTTATATGATTTGATGAAATTACTATTTGGATCAGATACAGGTAAAAACAGAAAACCTGGAGTAAAAGAGACAATTAAGAATGGTGT